ACATACACCTACGGCTTCCATTTGAGGAATTACAGTCTTATTATTAATAATAGTATAATCACCTATAGTAACTAAACTAATATCTGTGTTAATATTTATCGAGTCTAAATACGTAGCATTATTAAGACTAAGAGTTTGTTCTACTCCTGATGTATTGAATACCTTCACATCACCATCTGTAATAACTATTATATACTCTATACCATCAGATGCTTTAACGTAATGCATCTTAGCGTTATTATCTAAAGAACTAGTTAACTTACTTATTAATTTAGTAGGAGATCTTTTAATAATCCCTGCTGTTTCATGAGGTATGAAGTTAACCTGCTCTTCATGCATACCTTGTAATCTATTCTTGAAATTCTGTTGAGAAACGCCTTGAAGAAGGCTTCCTATATTACCTTGCTTTCTAGGCATTTGTACTCCATTTAATTTATAAGGTGTACAGGAATCGAACCTGCATTAACCATTCACCTTCTACTACCTAAAACTACCACCTAAACGACTCGTCATATTATTCATTGTCCGTTCAGGAGACATTAACATATTTGAATTACTTGTATTAATATTCTCTGTTTTTAATTCTTGTAATGCCTTTTGTTCTCTACGTGAATACACACTGAAATCCTGTGTAGACTTGTCTGTATCATAAGTAACCTCAGTTATAGCCCTAGCTGTTATATAGTTCTGAGCTGTATACGGAAGGTCATTGAACTCTAGTTCCGATATAAGAACTACGTCTACATTTTCGGTTATAGTATATGTATTATTATCTGTATCATAGAGTCTAGTACCTCGTTGCATGAATCTACCTGAAGCATAAGGCTGATTAGCTCTATGTAAGGCTTGTACACTCGTTGTATTCTGAGGTAATTCTATCTCTGAATTCGTATTAGGAATAAGAGTTATCTTAGTCTGATTGAACCACAGAGGTTTAACTTGTACTTCTCTAGAAGCATCATTAAGAGCATCGAGAGCAGATACTACATCAGGATCACTAGTCTCTATAGAAGATACTACTGAGTAACCTAATGCCCTAAGAATTCTATTAACTGAATTCAGTTTAGGATTTGTTGAAGCTGCCATGTATTCTCCTTAGTTAAAACTAAAAGGAGTAGATATTTAGTCTACTCCTAATAGTGGAGGATAGGAGGTTATCCTATAAACCTATATAAACGCTTCTTAGAAAGAGCGTAATTTACCACAATTATCAGGACGATCGAATGTAACATTAAATGCTAAATAAGAATCTACATAAGTAGAGATACTACCATGATCTTCCCATACTTTAGCAGTAAGTCCAATAGACTCAGCACTTAAGAAAGAATCAGGAGTTAATACTAATGCAAGTACTTTAGCTTCTGTTGCACTAATATCGAAGTCAGTTCCACCATTAATACTATTAAGTACATGAGAACCTGCTGTTTGAGGTAAGTTATTAGTTACCATAACACGTAATCCTGCGATTTGATCTAGACGATACTCTTCTACTGAAGCTGTACCTGCACCATCAAGGCGAGATAAATACTTAGCTTTAAGTAATGTACCTTCAAGAGTAGGATTCAAGAATAATACCATCTCATCTAACTCAACATCTTTAGACTTCATTCCTGCTACTAATTCAATTAAATGATCGATTACTTTATCAGGATCAGACTCATCTCCACCTGCATCTAAAGTAACTGAAGTACCTGATTCCCAGTCTGTTAAGTTAGGAGCTGCTGCATCTGCACCTTTAACACCTTGAATGAAGAATGCTTGATCGTATACCTTAGCGTGTTTCTTACCTTGCTCTGAAGCAATCTTAGCTAATGTATTGAAATCATTTTGAATATCTTCTAATTTAAATACAGCACTACGAGCTAATACAACAGTATCTACTGAAACTGATTTATTAGAGAACTGTAATTTCTCTGCTTGAGGAGTAGATCCAGGCTGTACACCTGCTACTGCTGCACCACCAATACGTTTCTTCATATAAGTATCTGTACCTATAAGTGTCTGAGTAGGTACGAATGCACGCATGATTGACTTACGCTCTAATGTTTCATCTACTTCTCCTAAGAAACGGTCAATAAGTAATGCATTGATTGCTCCTGAACCTTCTAGTTGAGCAGGAGAAGTTAAATTAATTTGTGACATATAAATGTCTCCTTGTTATTCTTTTATTTATTTAAGTATAGTGTACTTATTTGTATTTACTTATTAAATCTGAATTTATTATAATGTTCTGTTATACGTTTAACTTGTTGAGTATCTCCTGCTTTCTCAGCTTCACGTAGTTGTTTTGCTAGATCTTTAGGATTATTAATATTAATCCCTTTGTACTCAGGAGTACCTGTTGAACTAGCTTCTTGTGTATTAATTGTATCTTTGAATAATGAAGACATTTTGAATTCCTTTACTAATCGTTCTAGCATAACCTCTGCTGTATAACCACCTGATTTAAGAGCTGTGTTAACTTCTACTTTAGCTTCAGGCTTTAGGTTTTTAGCTAACCAAGGTTGCATTTCTTTCCAAACATCTGTACCTTGCTCTAGAGTAGCATCTTTACCATAAGCTTCTTTAGCAACTAAATTCATTAAAGTGTTTACTTTAGCGTTATTAGCATTTAATTTAGCTGTACCAATCTCTTTAACTTGAGCAACTAACATATCAAACCCTGCTTCACCTAATTTACTCTTTAGATTAGCTATAGATTCTTCTGTTAATGTCTTAGTTTCATTGATCTCTTTAAGAATTGCTTTATGATCTATACCTTTTTCATGTAACATATTCTGTACTAAATCTAATTTAGCATCTCCTGATGGTTCAGGTTTAGCTAACTCAGGTGCATCTTCAATGAATAAAAGGTCTTTAGGTTCTTCGACTATATCTTCTTTTACTTCTTCTTTTACTTCTTCTTTTACAGGTACTTCTACCTTGTCTTTAATCTCTTCCTTTAACTTCAGTTTTTCTTCTTCTTCCATCTTAGAGTTCGGATTACTTGACATATATCCTCCAATATATTTATACTATTACTGCTTTGCTTGTTCTTGTGCTATACCTGAAGCTGCTTTAGCTGCCTCTTGTGCTTGCATGGCTTGTTGTTCTTGTTGCTGACGAGCTTGTCTACTAGCTTGTATTTCTTCTTGTGTATGCACGAAAGTCTTAGGTTCTATTCCTTCTGCTGAAGATATTGTATTAATAATAGAATCTAACTTAAGAGTTTCTAAGATCTCAGGAGGTAAACCACCTAATTGTGCTACAGCTTGTATAACTCTAGTAACGGACTCTAATTCTGAATTACGTGAAAGACTATCTAATCCTGTTACAATAACTGGTTCAATATCGTCACTTAATGTAAAGTCAATACGATCTAATAGTATCTTAGCTAAAGGCTTCTGAAAACCTTCTGCAAAGGAACTGAATACGCCACCTAGATTACTCTCTAATTCATTAGCTGTACGCCTTACTTCCTCTGCCGTAGTTCTTTCACTATCTCTAGCTGTGAATACAAGGAATACTTTACTAAGTCTTTGCTCTATTTCTTTTTGTCTATCAGATAGAAAACTAACTTCCCTTAACTTCTCTGCGAAAGTTAATAATATAAAGTCAGATTCTACACCTGCTACTGCATCTCCGTCATTAGCTGCGTTAAGATCTTGAGGACTAGACATAGCATTAGGATTAACTAATAATATAATTCTAGATATAATAGCTGTTACCTTACTAAGTGAATCTGATACTCTTTCAAGTTCAGCGAAATCACCTGCATGATCTTCTATGATACCTCTACCGTGCATCTCTCCTTGTCGTAATGACCAAGGCAATACTAAATAAGGGAATGTATCTTTATTCCAAGATCCTGTAGTATCTAAGATAGCGTCATCTATTGATTGCTCTAGCCTCCAACGTTCTCCATCTAGATATAATCTAGTATACATATCTAATTCATTTTCATTATCTTCAGGTCGCATACCAGTAGCCTGTACTGTCTCTTGGTTAGCTTCATTAAGGGCTTTGAATCTAATCTTCTCTTTTATAATAATCTGTAATAAAGTACCATCTAGGCTACGTTCTACTACGTAATTCCTTAACTCAAATGTCTTAACCTTACCGTCTTTTCCTTTATCAGGAATCTTAATTAATACATCCCCTGTGACCATACTGAGCTGTAAGGCATGTGTTAAATTAGGTCTTAAGTTCATAACATCTAATTGAGATACTGTCTTCTTTTCTATCTGTGCTAACTCTACATCTAATGTAGTCTTATCTTTAATTACTTGACTATGTATTAAATCTTCAACTACTTTAGGATCTACTTTAAGTCTAAAGAAAGGTCTTGTTAGACTAAGTAGTGAAGTACTGAGTTTATTACTTAAACTATTAATAAATCCTGATCCTATTGACTGAGAATTCTGACTGAGTTCTCCGACAGTTCCTTCACCAACTTCTTGATCTGTGAATAAACTAGGATTAGTCCACTGAGCGTACTGTCTTGCTCTACTAATCTTATTAGTTCTATCAGGTAAACTATCTAAATAAGAGAATCTACTTCTAGGAGTTTCGTTTATATTATTATTATACATCTTCATCTCCTATTGTTAAGAAGTCATTCTCTGTTTGTATTGTATTATTGAATTGAAGCATATCTGTTCTTAAACTTCGTTTAGCTCTTGCTTGTTCTGTAGATAATCCTTCGAATTCATCTACACCTATCTGTATATCAGCACCCTCTGTTTCTAAATCAAGAGGTTTTACAGCAGGTGCTTC